GTTGGAGATTCTTCTCCTCCATTAGCGGCAGATAAATTGTTACAATCTGCTGAATTTCTTACGAATTGTGCTACCTGATATATTGGATTTCTTGGAAATGTTATCAACAAATTTGAAAAATTTCTAATTGAATTAGCTTCAACATTGTGAGATAAGCCCCCACCACTTCTATAAACAATAGAAACAGTAACATCTGGAGCAAGGATTCCTAGTGTAGTTGTATTTAGTAAATTACCTGGATTTAGTGTAAATCTACTGATAACTTTTTTGCCATATAATGGTAATGCAAACTCACTTGGATCAGGAATGGAATCATCATTATAAGCCGCAGCAGAACCTCCACCAAAAGTTAAAGTAACATTTCTAGAGGATAAATTTCCTGTTTTTATAAATCTATATGGAGCAGAAGAAGGAATTAATTTTTCCTTTACTATATTGTTGTCTTCGTCTTTGTTATATATTGTTTTATATACTGTATCTTGAGTCAAAGCTTCAACTTCATAATATTCATTTCCTTTAGAATCAATAACAGAAAGAATTTCTGTTATGTCTTGTTTAGATAAAGTATATTTTTTAAAAGCTTGGAATCCTGTAACTTGAAAACTTTCCGTAGAACGTCCACCAGATATACAAATTTCTTCTCTTGTTACAATAAATGAAGTTGCATTTCCATTTGCATCAGTTTGTAAAACTTTAACAGAAGCCAATAGATTTCCAGAACTGTCTACATCTCCAAAATCTATGTCTTGAGTTAATTCAAAATCAATACCACTATTTGATTTGCAAACAGTACCAGCAATAATTTTTGGTAAAGATGTTGGATCTGGAACATAATTTCCATTAGAGCCGGTCGATGGAACTTTAAAATAAAATGACACATTAGCAACAGCAGGAGATGCACCAACAATTGGAACCCCTGCATTTTTCAAATGTCTTTCAATGTTGTTGTTTTCAACAGAACTATCTGGAAAATTTTCTTGGAATTGATGATCTAAATAAAAACTTTGAACATCTCCAACGTAAGCACTCATGTCGAGAAGAAGACCACCTAAACTAGCTTCTGAAAAATCTCTTATCTGGTCTGGAAAATATGTCCTTGCATATTGCAGCAAATCCGCCCGAAGACTATCAAAGTCTTTATTCAGGTATCTTCTTTCTTTTATTGTTTTGAATGCTTGTTTTTTATCAGCCATATTTTTCCTAAAATCATATTACAGACAAATTTATTTCAATTAGTCTTTCTTTTATTATAGTATTCGGAACAGAATAAGTCATAATTATTTTGACAATTGCCAGATAATCATTGTTTTCTAAATCATTTTTAGAATCAAAACCAACAGGAGTTACAAATGGCATCCATTTGCTAATTGCCGTATTGATTCTAATCATAGCCTCAGAATCGAAATCTTCTTTATTTGAATATTCTGTTAATAATGGTCTTAAATTGGCTCCAAAATTATACATACCTAAACGTTCACCATGATTTGTTTGGACTAAATTTTTTAAGTTATCATCCATTTGTTCTGCGAACTCAAAATGCATTTCAAATAAACTTTTTCCAGTAGTGTCAATTGCTAAAGGAGTTTTAATGCCAAAAGGTATTTGAGGAGTTTGTACTGTCCTCTGATTTGGTTCAAATCCTTTAATACCTACATCTTTAAATGAACGTAATACCATATCAATTAATTATTATTCTTTCAACTTTTAGATATATTTATTTGTTCTATAACAAATTGATATATTGCATCAGCAAGTTTATTTGATAAATCTGCTACTTCTTGAGTTGTTTGTCCGTCTGTTGTTTTTGGAAATGCAGCCGCTATTGCTGCTGATAATTGTTCTTTAGTCATATTATTCCCCAAATACTTTCTTTGATTTGGCTTTTTCAACTTCCACGTTTGGTGCTGGCGGCGGTGGACCTTGCCCTTGTAATGTTCCTTGTAATGATATTAATTTGGCTACCGGTACTCCGAGACTATCTGTAGTTGCTATTAATCCTGTTGTTACGTAATTTTGGAAATCTCTAACATAGGAACGTAAATCATCTATTTCTGTTTGTAATTTTTCAATTGTATTTTGATATGCTGCATATCGAATAAAAGGTTGTGCTTCGCCAGTTCCCTGTCCTAAATAAATACGATTTCCTTCAATTTGAATTTTTCCATCTTTATCAAAATAAATATAAGCTAAATCACCATCCGGTGAATTGTCTTGTTCTATACCATTTGTTGGAGAACCGGTATTTTTATTACCTTCTCTTGCTATTAAAATTGTTCCTGGAATTTTTACTGCATCACTTCCTATTTGTGGTTTTCTTCTAGCAATAATTCTAACGTGATCTGCTTTAGCAACAACATAACTTCTATTTAACTGTGGTTCAACTACTTCTGGTTGTGTGTTTGCTAATGTACCAACTGGATATTCCAACCCACCTTGTTCGGTCGGAATCAATTTATAATTTAAATCAACTTTACTTTGTTGAACAATGTAAATTCTAGCAGCATCCTCTAAAGGATCTGGATTCCCTTCATTGATATTCTCTTCATTTCTTTGAGATCTGTTGAATGGAGCCTTGTCATTTTCTAAATTTTGTCGTTCATTTTGGATTACTCTGCAAGAAGTAATAGAAGAATTATTATCGCCAGGATTTTCATTTGGTGCTGGTTGAATTCTTCCTCTTCCAACTACTAAATCAATTGAACCTGCTCGTCCTTTTATATCTTTTGGATCGTCACCAGAAGCTCCATAAACGCTTCCATTTCTATCTTCACCTAAGACTATGACAGAATTATTTGCACCGTGTAAAACAAGCTCCTGCGGTCGTTTAGACCATCTAGGAACAGCTTCAGGAGTAATCAAACGATAAGATAAAGAATTATTTATTATATTTTCAAAAACATTTTGATTAGCATTTACTGAAATCGTTTGTGATTCCGGCGCAGAAGCATTGCCATTTGGAAATGAAGGTATTGGAGAATTTTCTTGTAAATTTGATAAATCTGATGTCCCATAATTTGAAGATAAAAGTGATGGATCATAACTTCTATCAAAATGTGTATAGTTTAAATCTTCAACACTTCTTTGAGAATGAATCCTTGAAAGCCAAAAACCTAATTTATTGCCATAATTTTCAAAATTTTCAAAAATTACATATACTGTTTCTCCTGGTTGAATTGGCAAAGAAATGTGTGAATAAAAAGGAAATAACAATAAAGTACTAGTATTTAATTGACCCTGACTATCATTTACAATTCTACCTATTATAGAATTAATAGGCATAGAAGAAATTAACTCTGAATTAGAAACAGAATTAGTAATATTTGCAATTTGTTGTTCAGTTAATGAAAATGGATCATTTATTACCTCCATTACAACTGCTCTTTGTAATGTTGGAGTGCTCGTACTTGTTCTGGTTTGTTTTAATTCATTACCAACAGAGGTAGAAATATTTTTTCCTACCATTGTTCTGCTAATACTTATTCCACTGCCTCTTGTCATATTTTCCTAAATTTCATTGAATTTTACTATTCATTTTTGTAATTTTATCATACATGTCATCATTGCTAATACTCTCATCTATCTGTTCTTCGCCAGCTTTTTGAACAAGTTCAGCTAATTTAATTAATTGTTCATTTGTTTTATTCATTCTTTCTATATATTTCGATAAAGTTGCACCATGTATTGCATGTTCTGAAGTGTTGCCATGAACATTTTTATATAAATCAATCCACATTAGATATGAATTTCTTCTATCTTGGACTGCATTTTCATAAATTTGTCTCCACAAAGCTTTGGTTTTATCTTCAACTGTAGAAATAGAATCTAATAAAATTGCAAAATCTTCCATTTGCTTATTTATTTTACTGTCAAGTTCTGTTTTATCTTTTTCAATCCTATTCAAATTATCTTCAGGTATTTGTATAGGAGAAGATGGCTCTAATATTTGATGTTGTTTATTTTTTGTCATTGTTTAAATTGTTTCAAATATTAATTATAATAGGAGTAAAATTAATATATTTACAATAATGAAACAAGTTTATATTAATTTTACAGATATTAAAGATCTCAAAGAAATCAAAAATAAAAAAGCATTAATACGAATAAAAGAAACATCAGATATGAAAAGCATATCAAATTCACTACTAAAAGAACTAATTTCATTAACAGTAGAAAAATTAGTAAAAGAAATGAAAAAAAATATTAATGATTTTGGAAATAATATTAAAATCTATTTAATAGAACGTGGTCCATATAAAAGAATTGTTTTATTAGACCAAAATAAATTAATTTCATATCTTTCTGATTTAGAAAATAATAAAGAAATTGAATTAGAAAAATTATCTGATACCCCTGTCGTTGGGACACTTGTCTTTCAAAGAACTAATCAAAAAGACTTATGGAGTACTATGTCAATTGCATCAGAAGAGGGATATGGAGCTTTATTGTATGAATTAGCAATGTCAATGATATACCCTTCTTGGTATTCTCCAGATGATCCTTCTCGTGTTAATGAATTGTCTAAAAGAGTTTGGGTAAAGTTTTTCAATAGAGAAGATGTAGATAAAAAGAAAAAAAATATAAGTTCGGAAGAATCAGAAAATCCATTGAATTATCAATATAAAATAAAAAATCCTATTTCATATGAATCTTATAAGTTAGATTCTTCTATTATCAAGGATTTCTCTTATGGTAAGAATGAATTTGATGAAATAATTTCTGATCTAGGCTCTAGTTATTTTCTTAATAATTATGATTTATCAGATTGATACTTAACAGTATGGAAAACGATTTCTATAAAAAAACAAATATTAATATTTACAAAATAATGCAGGATTTATTTGATTCACCAAAAAAATTCCCAAAAACTATAGTAAAAATATCACATCATGGTTATGGTATTTGTAACAATGTTTATTTTATAAATAAAATTTTTTTTGGAAACGAATCAAATCCAAATGAATTAGATAAAGTAATAGGATATTTTTCTGATTTTTATGATAGAAAATATTTGGCAAAAGAAATAAATGATTTAAAATTAAATCATTTATTAAATCAATTTAATTCAATTTATCAAATAGAAGAGCCAAGTGTTGTATTTTTAGAACCAGATTACAATGGAGGAATGCTAAAACATTATTTTCATTTTATTGAACATTTAATTGGTTTATGGTCCTTGATACAAAGTAATAAAATAAACCCAAATAAAATAAGAAATATAATAATGCTTGGCGGTGGGAACGTAGAACAAAACTTTGCTGGAATTAATGATATTAATAAACATCTCACAAAAGCTTTGTTCCCAAATTCAAACTTTATCCAAGCTAAAAAATTTCATGAAATATGCGATAATAAAATAATTCTTTTTAAGAATGTAATCTTTTCAGACAGAACTGCAATCCATCAAGAAATACCAAAAAGTATTTCAAAATTAAATAAAATGCTTTCTATGCCTGCAAATTACATATCTCATGATGATATGGAATCTTTTAAAGATAAAATATTAGATTATTTTAATATTGTTGTAAGAAAAAGAGAAATGCCAATTTTAACTTATGTAATAAGAAATGGCGATAGA